TCACGAAACTGCGCCAGAATAGAACTCTACCATTTTCGTGGCGTCACGAATAAGGTCGGTTTCATCGAGCTTGATGTAAAAATCGTTCATCGTCTTGTAATCTGACCACCCGCCGTAGCGCATTGTGGTTCTGACGTCCCAGCCAAGATGATGCGCGAGGCTGGCAAAGCTCCGGCGCAGCCCGTGAAGTCCAACTTCTGGTAAGTTATTTGCGCGGCACAATCTGTTGATCTGGATGGTTGGTGTATTGCAATAGCACCGGATAAGATAACCGTCCTCGTTGGGCAGTATTTCTTTGAGCCGTGGAATAACAATGGGGACAGTCCTCGTCGATGCGCTGGTTTTGTTCGTTTCTTTGTGGACGAGACGGTTTTTGTTATTGGGAACTCTGCTGCCGCAAACGGTAATGCAATCTTCCGAAATATCGGTTCGTTCGAGGTCGAGCAGCTCTGAGCGCCTGAGAGAATGGAGCGCCAGCAGAGCGGGCAATTCACACGGTTCTCCTTTTATTATGTCAAGGAACTGCTGAATCTGAGTGTAACTCAGCCAAGGCAGTTCCTTGACGACTTTCTGGGGAAGATTGATATCGGGAGGCTCTATCTTTGCATATCTGAGCGCGGCAGTAACAAGCCCCCAATCGTTTTTGATCGTCTTCGGAGAATACTTTGCTGCGGCGTCATTCACAGCTTTCTGATAGTCAACGTCAGAGAACGCATCGCAATCCATAACATCTTTGAAGTGATTGTCCCGGATTATCTGATACCCCCGAATAGTAGAAGGGGAGAGAATGTTAGTGTTGTCGGCGATGTAATTATCTATTGCCTGCCCAACGGTCAGAGTATCGTGCTTCTTGCTTTGCTCAATAAACCCGGCGCGGATCGCTTTTGCCTTGGCTATGCACAGCGCCTCCGTAGCTTCAGTGATGCTCTCGCCCTCTTTACGTAGCTGGATGCGCCACATCCCGGACGGCAGCTGTGTTGGCTTCGGAACGGCTATATCCTTTTTCTTTTTGCGAGTCCGAATCTGGTGCGCGCCGCACCACTTACAGTAAATGGACTCGTCGTCAATTTCGTTTTTGCATGACTTGCATTTCATATACGTAATCCTTTGAATTGCGGCCTGTTTAACCGCCCACGATGCTTTCTGACGCTCGCGGCATATCAGTGTCGGGGCAAAACTCGGAACTTAAAATAGGGGCTGTCTGGCGGCTTGTGTAAAACAAGAATATGGAGGTCAATATGACTGCAAGAGAAAAATTGATTCGCATTATAAAGACAGCGTCCCCGGAGCTCATAGAGTTCCTTGTAAAACTGATGCTCAAAGATAACATCAATCCAGAAGACGTAACCAAGCCTCGCACTGTTCGTCAGTAAGCGTATATACCTTTGCAATAAGAGCTTCACGAGCCGCAGACAAGTCACCGCCTAAAGCGGTGACTTTTTCTTTTTCCCCAAGCAGCTCGTCTTTCGTCCAGCCGTTCGCGTTCATAAGCTTGCAAATCGTGAAGTCGCTTGGCTTTGCCCCCTTTTTCCATTTGTATACATGAGCGGGGGCGAGTCCGGCCTTCTCAGCCGCAGCAGACGGAGATATGCCGTCCCTCGCACATAGGTTAATATAGTTGTTATAAAACACAAAAACACTCCTTCCGTTTTGCTCATACTGCTAATATTAACTTTTGCTAACGATTTATAACTTGACGCAACAATCTCAACCATATAAAATGAGCCTCGGTTAAGATTTTCATTCTATTATACACTGTAATAAAAGAATATATATATTCTTTTATTACAGTGTATAATAGAATAGCGCTTTCAGGTGACAATAGTATACCATATAGAGGCAACTATTGCAACCTAAAAATGCGGAGAGGGGGTGGAAAATTGAGAGAGGCTTGGACTGGTGAGATCGTGGCGCAGATGCACATAAACGAGATAACGCAGGGAGAGCTTGCGAAAAAGATGTGCGTAACAAGGGTGTACCTGAACCGGCTCCTGACCGGCGCGCAGGTAGCTAAGGGGACTGAGGAGCGCTGCCGTGAGGCGGTGAATCAGATCGTAGCTGAAAGGAGGGCTGCTGAAAATGCCAAGAACTAAGCTCGACAGGCTTCTGGCTCCGAAGCGTGACCCCATAAAGGGGCTTGTTCTTGAGTATATGTCAATTCAGAAAATCAGCGGAGCCAAGGTAGCCGAGAACATCGGGGTGGGCAGGGCAACGTTCACCCGGCGCATGGCTGAGCATACAGACGAGTGGCCGGTGAAGGACGTAAAGGCTGTCTGCAAGTATCTGGGGATCCCCAAGGAGGAGCTGATAAAAACAATAAGGCTGTAAAGGAGGGTACGCGTGGTTCTTGTTCCGGACGACCCGGCAATAAGGAAAATTGAAGCGACCGGGTATTGGCTTCAGAACTGGCACGAAGATGATGACGATATCTTCGCTTCATATGAAGGAGACTATGGTGAGGACACGAAAGGAGATTCGGATGAAGAAGTATAAGCTTGAAAAGCGCGACGGAAATGAGTGGTCGCTGTACGGAATTTATACAGAGAGATCACTGCCGCAGCTCGTGCAGGCTGCTGTGCAGCTGTCGAAGACCGGCTACGAAATGTACGGTAATCTGCATATCGTCGAGATAAACACAGATGGCAAAACTCGTATTTTATGACGTCGACCACAGATATACCGTAGACGGTCAGGAGGTTCCGAGCGTGTCGGAGCTGACGCGCTTCATAACCCGTGAGGTATATGAGGACACGCCGAAGCTTGCAATGGACAACGCCGCCGACAGGGGCACGAGAATCCATAAAGCGACCGAAGCATTGGATAAGTTCGGCACGGTTGAGATAGAAAGCGACGGCGCGGAGGATGATATAACCTCGTACATAAGCGCCTATGCGCAGTTTCTCAAAGAGCATACCCCCAATTGGGAGCAGATAGAGTGGCCGGTGCATAACGGTATGCTTTACGCTGGTACGCTCGACCGCTATGGAACTATGGACGGCGAAAAGGTCATCCTCGACATAAAAACTGCTGCCAGCATCGGAAGTCTTTTGAAGGTGCTGTATACGGCGGCGCAGAACCTGTACCGCATGGCTATCGAGCCTGAATATGCGGTAGAAGCAATATACATCTTACAGCTCAAGAAAGACGGCAAATACCGGCTCATTGAGCTTGAGATACAAAATGAGCTCGCAGAGGCGTGTATAGAACTGCATCTGGCGCTCAGGAAAAAGAAGAAAGGAAAGAAAACAAAAAATGATTAAAACTGAGAATGGACACACGACCCTCAACGGAACCGGCGCGGAGCTGCTCGCCGATTACACCTGTGCGGGTGTCGCCATCAAAAATGCGTTCGAGGGTAAAGGTATGCCCACCAAACGTGTCAGGGAACTCCTTGACGATTGTGTGAACGATGCCTTCAAGGCAGCTGAAGTGCTTGAAGGTGACGTCGAAACCGCACTGCTCAAGCTCATTAAGAATCTTATGAAAGGAGACGAGGACGATGGATGAAACGAAGGTTGAATCTCAGGAATTGCAGACCGTAGCTCCTGAAGCCATAGCAGAGGCTACGGCAGATGTCAAGCAGACGATATGGAATAACCCCGCGCTGTATTCAATGGCGGTTAAACAGGCCAAGATTCTTGCCTCAAGCGATATTGTGCCGGAAGGTACATATAAAGGCAAACCGGCCAACTGCCTGATCGCCTTGGACATGGCGAACCGGATGGGGATATCCCCGTTGCACGTTATGCAGAACCTTTACGTTGTGAAAGGCAAGCCCGGCTGGTCAGGGCAGTATTGCATATCCGCTATCAATAGCTGTGGGAGGTTCTCTCCGCTTGAGTTTATACAGCTCATAAACGATGATGGTAGTCTCAGGGGCTACTACGCTCAGGCGACGAACATAGCCACCGGCAAGATTTGCACCGGCGCTCCCGTTACATGGGATATGGTCAAGGGCGAAGGCTGGCTCGACAAGACAGGCTCAAAATGGAAGACCATGCCCGAACAGATGTTTATGTACCGCTGCGCTGCCTTCTTCGCCAGAGCCTACTGTCCGGATGTGCTCAACGGCTTGCAGACGGCAGAGGAGCTGCGTGATGTGAACGGCTATGAGGCCGAGAAGAAAACCACGGTCATCACACTTGATTAAGGAGCGCCGATGATACGAATCGAAAAAGATGGCGTATATAAAGCAAAGCGCGTCCGCTGGGGAGAAAATGACCACGGCAAGTGGGAGCTTGTCGTGGTCGCAAGCGACAAGGGGAAGCAGGAGATAACCATATTCCCCGAAAATGTCCCCTGCGGCGTAAAGGAGGACTACATGTTCACCGTCGATGAAATCTCCGCAGTCGAGGTCAAGGTTCAGAAGAACAAGGACGGGACATGGGGAAAGGAGAAGACGCGCGTCGAGGCTTATATCAGCCCGCGTCTGGATCAAGACCCGTTCGGAGAGCTCAACGATGAACTCGGAGTAGACGGGGATATAGAGCTATGACCCGTGAGGAATTTGATAAGCTGATACGCGGCATAAAGGCTGCGTACACGAATTCAAACTTCATGTCGAACCCGGACAGCGAGGGAGTGTGGTACAGGTTCCTGAAGAACGTGGACTACCCCCTCGCAGAGGCAGCGGTGTATAAGCATATCTCCGTCTGCAAGTTCCCGCCGACCATTGCTGAGATACTTGAACAGTGCAGCGCCATAGCGATACCGGACGAGTTCAATTGGCTCGACGGCTGGCGAAAGGTTCAGAAAGCGATAGGCCGGTACGGGTACAACCGTTCAGTGGAGGCAATAGCTGCTCTCAAGGAAGCTGACCGCACAGCAGGGGAGGTTGCCGAGCGTCTCGGCTGGGAAAACCTCTGTATGTCCGAGAATCAGGCGGTGGACAGAGCAAATTTCAGACAGGGCTATGAAGCCGTGCTTAACCGCAAGAGGGACAAGCTCAAGATTTCCGGAGGTGTATATGAGCGGCTTAACGCCCTGACGCAGGGCATAGCGAACGCAAAAATGATAGGAGAATAGGATGAGGGTAATGCTTGACAGGGGCGCGTATATGCCAGAGCGCGCCCACTCACTTGACGCCGGGTATGATCTGCGCACACCGAGAGCGGTGACTGTGCTGCCATACGAAAGCGTTGTTATCGACACCGGTGTTCACGTAGAAATCGCTCCCAATCATGTCGGCATGATAAAAAGCAAGAGCGGTTTGAACGTGAACCGCGATATGACAAGCGAAGGCGTTATAGACAGCGGCTATACCGGCAGTATCCGCGTGAAGCTCTATAACCACGGCGAGCATCAGCGGGTGCTGCATAAGGGAGACAAGATCAGCCAGCTTGTAATCATGCCGATAGTCACACCGGAGCTTGAGCTTGTGGATCAGCTTGAAGCAACCGAGCGCGGCGATAATGGCTTCGGCTCCGATGATAAAGACCCCGTGTCCCCAGCAATGCACAGGCCGCACGCAGACTTGCCATGCTACGTGCGGCCACTATCTCAAATACCGGGAGAGAAAAGAAGCTGAATATGAAAGGCGGTCGCGGGAGTATATGCTGTCAGACTATGCCGCAACCGCCGTCGAAAAGAGGAGACGCAAATGAAAAAGGGAGTGAAGAAAGGTAAAGCTTCAGGCTCTGCATACGCAGCCCAGAAGCAGACTGAAAAAGAAATCTGGACGATGAAGGTCATAGCGTGGACGGAAATGTCCATGCTCGACACAATGGCTATGACGCTGGCAGATGAGTTTGGCTTCGGAGCCGAGCGCCTCAAGAGATTCCATGATGCCTTTGAGGAAAAGTACGGTGAGATAAGGAAGCTTGAGCGGGAGGACGCTGACGACAACGAATATGCCATAGCAAAGCAGGAGGAGGCTCTTCGGAGGGCTTACGGCAGATATTACACGCCCAGAGAAGAGCGGTATCAGATTAAGATAATTGACCGTGAAGGGAGGGAGCACAGGCTTTGACGGATTACGCAGCTTACAGAGAAGACAGGCGCATCACGAATAAGCAGTTTATAGATACCCTGCACAGTGAATATGAAGGCTTCACCAAAATCCAGAGCTCGTACATAAGCCACCCTGACGACTACGCACTTTGCCTCACGGACGAAGCCGAGAGCGTTCTGATAAAGCGGTACGGCATCGGCCCCGGTCTGGCTCATTACAGGCTGAAAGGCAAGCGGCGCAAGGATAACCGGCAGAAGAAAAACCGTATGATGGTACGCCTCAGCGACGATATGTACGGCAGAGTCATGTCTCTGATGCACAGCATGAATTTCAGCACTGTGCAGGAGTTTTTGGAGACAACGCTTACCATTATGGTCGAGCGTGAGGAGGGCGTGGCATGAAGAAGAGCTCCGGCGAAGCCGCGTACTACGACGCGAAATATAATGGATACTCAGGCAAGAGGCGTTTTGAGGTCGAGCATCCGAGACATAAGGGACACTTGACGATTGCTTCCCCGGATATGAACTCGGCTATCGTCGCCGCTGCTCAGCGATGGGGAGAGAAGTGGTCGGCTTATGATTTTTATGCGTTCTGCCGGGTAGCAGAAGTGAAAGGGGAGACTAAACACGGGTAATTATATAGAGACAATAAAATTGTTAGAGTATCTCGACGTTATGATTAGTGCCCTGTCCTTTCCGCTTAGCGAGTCAGGAGAGGAAGTAAAGGCTTATGTTGAGGGCTTCAAAGAAGCGCGGTCTGTCGTTGAGCGCTTTCCAACTGTCGACGCTGCACCGGTGGTGAGATGCAAGGCTTGTGTTCACTGGGAAGGCGACCCAGACACGTATGGTGATGACGATGGTGTCAAAGGATTCTGCATGAAATCGTTTGAAAGGGCAAACGAAGATGATTTTTGCTCGCACGGAGAAAGGAAAAACAACATGAGATTTACGACAGATACTCCGCAAGATAATTTAGAACGAGCGTTGAATCTGTTTTACGTCAAAGACGGAGAAACATGGGTGCGTGGATACGGGGAGAACGGTGCGGACATAAGCCTGACTGACTTAACGCGGGAGCTTATGGAGCAGTATACGGAACCCTTTGAGTCGCCGAAAGCCATGTCTGATGATGATATTTCATTTACAATGGTGGATTGGCTGTTCGACGGAGCCGATAGCGTGGAAGGTGTGTTAGCGCTTCTCTATCAAGCGGCTTGGGTATGCGCAGGGCTGCGCGAACGCCTCAAACGTTTCGAGGATAAGGAGAACGCCGATGGATGAATACATAAAACGGGATGCGTTGATAGCTGAATTTGAGCGGTTGTCCTTGGGTGAAAATAGCCTTGTCGAAAAGTTCTTTGCGCACGGAGTATACGCTGTTATCGAGACTTTTCCCGCTGCTGACGTTGTTTCGATAGAAATTCTTAAAAAATGGCTGTATGAAAACGCTCTGAATAATGCAGGCAGTTCCTATGGTTTTGCATGCGTGGAAATCTCCAAGCGGCTGGATGGACTGCGCAGGTACGCGAAAGAGGTGGAGAATGAAAATATACAAAGTTCTTGTTGATAAAATCCCCCAAAGCTGCGGGCAATGTGCGCTGATGGGGTACATCAGCGATGATTATCCTGTTTGCTACGGAATCGCAGACCCCGAAATCCGGGAGATTACAGGGAGTCCCTACGACATGAAATACAGGAGGAGCGACTGCCCTCTTGAGGCGCAGACAGGCGTAGCAATGGCAAGTAGCAGCAAAATACTCAATGCCAGAGTGACCGGCGAGCTATGTTGCCGTGGCTGCACGAAGGTATGTCCCGGCGACGAAAACTGCGAGAAGTTTTCGCGCATATTCCAAACGTTTTGTGATGCATATCCGGAATGACATAGGAGGAGAAGAAAATGACATACATTATCAATCCGATGTGGTTTTACTGGCTTAGTGTTGCGGACAGAGCCTGCCAGCTTGTTCGCACAGCCGCCATCCTGCTGTTTCTTCTTTCTGCTGCTTTATTCATTGCGGCAGCGTTTTGCAAATATGCAGCGGTTTACTGCAACACAGTTGACGAGGAATGTTTTGAATATGTAACCGGAGCGAAAATGCAAAGAATCGCAACCGTCGTTGCCGCTGTTGCTGCAATCCTGTTTATAACTTACGTGTTTATTCCGCCAAGAGAAACGCTGATTGAGATGCAGATAGCGAGATTCGCGACCGTTGAAAATGCCGAATGGGCATTGGACGCTGTTAAAAGTGCCACCGACTATATCGTGTCGGCAATAAAAGAGTTGGGATGAAGAGCAACATACACCGTAAGCTGTTTCGCTGTGACTACTTCGCGTGGCTGTTTTACCGCAGCCGCGCAAGTGAAAGGCAGCGGCGGCAGGATAAGCACGACGCGCGGCGCAGATACCGCAGAATCTGTAAAAGAGAGTGTAGGGAGGAGATAGGAGCCTGTGATAAGTGAAATATTCGATTTCATAGCGCTGTTCGCACGGATATTCGTTCTCGTAGCCATAATCATCTACGCCGACATAGTCGCGGAGGAGGCGGCTGAGATAAGGGAGATTGCCCAAAGCTGTGGCTGGGCTGATATGGATAAGGTCAGAGCGCTTGACAAGAAGAAGTATGTTCCAGCGGCAAGAGCCGCAAGCGAAGACGCATATTTCACAATGCCTGACGGAGAGAGAATCCACAGGTGCGCAAGCAAAAGCAGGAGGAGATGGTAAGAGATGGTTTATATCGGTATTGATCCCGGCGTCTCGGGAGCAATGGCAATCAGGGATGACCTCGGCATCTATCTTTTTAAGTTCGATGAAGAGAAGTACATAGAGGCGCTGAAACGGGCTCCTGCCAATACAATCTGCTGCCTTGAGCATGTCCACTCCATGCCGAAGCAGGGAGTTGCAAGCTCATTCAACTTTGGTATGAACTTCGGCTGGATTCAGGGTGCGCTTCAGGCGCTCGGCGTCAGGTATGAGCTGGTTCATCCGCAGAAGTGGAAGAAGGAGTTCTCCGTTACGAGGGACAAGAATACTTCAATAGAGGTCTGCAAAAGGCTGTTTCCGGATGTGAGTCTGAAGCGCACAGAGAATAGCAAGAAAGACGATGACGGCTTTGCTGAAGCTCTGCTGATGGCCGAGTACGCCAGAAGGAGGCTTTGATGCCGAAAACAAGGCTTATTGACCTGACCGGCCAACGTTTCGGAAGACTGGTGGTTTTGGAGCGTACCGGCACGTATAAGGGCTCGGACGGCTCCGGCAGTTCTCCGATATGGAAGTGCCAGTGTGACTGCGGCGAGGTTGTTGAGGTAATAGGACGTAATCTGAGACACGGCGGCACAAAATCGTGCGGCTGCATAAGGCGTGACAAATGCCGGAGGTTGGGAACTCCCGGCGAGTGAGAAAGGAGAAATAAAATGCATAGCGAACTGCTGACCATAACCCCGGATGAGGCAAGCAAGTATCTCGCAAATAATCCCGCAAACAGGAGAATAAATGAGAGCATCGTCAGAGCAATGGCGGAGGACATGAAGGCCGGACGCTGGATGCAGACGCATCAGGGCATTGCAATAAGCAAAACCGGGCGTCTCCTCGACGGCCAGCACAGACTGTCTGCCGTTATAAAGGCCGGCATTCCGGTTAAGATGATGGTGACGTTTGACGTTGATGAGAAGGCTATGGACGCGATAGATCAGGGGCGCAAGCGCTCCACGAGTGATATTTTCCTGTTCAGCGGTGAAGAGGCTTGGATGCGTAATAAAAGCACCATAGCGGCGGCGAGATTCTTTTTGAGCCGAGGAAACAACGATTCTGTTCCTGCTGAAAAAATACGCAGGCTGATGAACGACCACGCGCTTGCGTTCAATATGTTCTATAGGATGTCCAACAGCAAGAAAGGCAGTTCGCGCAATATACACGCCTCCATTTCGGCGGCTGTAATTGCCGCCAGAATCAACGGCGTTTCTGAGCCTGATCTGGTTGCGTTCTATGATCTCTACGCCTGCGACAGACTACCCGGCGAGGGCTACAACTCGGAAATCGTTCTCAGGTTCAAGTCGTATATGATCCAGAACCGGCTGAAGCATATCTCACCCAACAAGAACGAGCTGTATAAGCTTGCCAGCAACGTCATATACAACTTCGTGAAAAACACGAAGACAACGCTCCTCCGCACACCTGAAACGGAAAGATACGTTGTCTCTGTATAAAAGAATGAAATGATGTTATGCGATAAATATCACATAACAAGTGTAGAGGCAGGCGCTTGAAATTTGCATATCGTTGGGTCTATTCGACCCAGTTTGAGTCTATTTGAGCCTATCTGCATCTAACTGCATTTATCTGCACCTTTGTGCACTTTTGTGCATAATGACTGTAGATATTTACGCTGCACCTGTGATATGATTATAGCGCTCAAAGGATGGTAATGAGAGGAAGAAAGAATGGCGATGGAAGTCGGACGGCTATCGCTACGTGTGATTGAGTTGCTGGGGCTGCAATTAGAAGAAAATCAACCAATTTATATGGGCGAAAGCAATATCTTGCATATGTTGAGCCGTCATCCGCTGGATTATGAAAAATATGGCCAGTACATACCAGAGATTCTTTCACGTCCCGATTACGTCGGTGAGAACCCTACTGATGGTTCGATCGAGTATGTCAAAGAGTACATAATTGAAAACGAGTTTGTAAAGGTAGCTGTCCGGCTAACGGGCAATGGGGTTTTGTATGCTCGTTCTTTGTATGTCCTTAATCATAAGCGGACGGAAAACTTCATAAAAAAAGGTACTCTGAAAAAGGTTTAGTGCATATTCGAGTTTGGGCACGTTATATAATAAGCAACGAGAGTTAGAGGACGGAACGGGCAGCCGTCGCCCTTTGTTTGGAGATGTGGGAGTGTCGCCCCACCTAATTCTCATCGCATAAAAAAGAGGAAGCCAGATTGGCTTCCTCTTTTTTTATTTCAGCAGCCCAAGCTGGCGGAAGTAAGCTTCTGCGCTTGATGTGGAACTGCTGCTGTTTTTGCTGCTGGTGTTGGATGTCTGGGTGGCAACATCGTTCCGGTGATACCTGTCGTACTTGGTGTACGTGGTTTTCCACCCGCTGTTGATGATAGCCCAGATAGCGTCCCTCTCTGCATTTGTAAGGTCGTCCATGGTGGACAGCCTTGCATACGCTTCTGCCTGTGACACGTTGCTATTGCCGTCAGTGCTCATGTTGTCCAGCCTGTAATACAGTTCATTGGCCTTGTCGGGGGAATACCCGGCGTTTATCAGCCTTTCGTATCTGGTAGGCTCGGCGGCGATGTGGCTGTAAAACTTGAACTGCTCCTTGAGAGAGTTTGCCTGAGCGTCGGTAAAGCCCTGCCTGTCAATGAATGCAGCAAGATCAGTGGCCTTGTCCGTGGCGTTGTAGCCATCCTCGCGCGTTTTGTCGAGCTCCATATACTTGTCGTACACCGCTGCCCACTTCTTGGACGGGATATCATGCGCAGCCGCATCATAGATGTCCTTGATTCTGGGGAAGGAGTCGCTGAGGGCATCTCGCTGCGCCGACGTAAGACTGGTGAAACCGTTCTTGAGGTCATCCATGTAGCTGTCAAGCGCCGCAAAGTCGGAGATTTTGCCGCCCTTATACATCCCCTTGAGAGTCTGCTTTGCGACAAGGTACTTAGGCACTTCATCTTCGCTGAGATCACGCATCCAAGCCGAAGCGCCGGTGTCGTGATCCAGCTCCTTGCTGTCGAGGTATTCCTGCTCGGCGGCGTTTTTCGCGTAGTCTCGCAGAACCTTGTCTACCGCTTTCTTGTCCTTAGTGTCGAGCTTGCCGTACCCGGCGGATGCAAGCAGCGCATCCATCCCGGAGTTGTAGCTCGCCTCTGCATCCTTGCGGTACTGCTCCTTATCAGCCTTCGTGAGCTCGTAGCTTACTTCGTCGCCGTTCTCGTCGGTGTAGGTGAACTGGTCGGGCGAGAGCTTGTCTACTGCCTTTCTGATACTGTCAAAGATTTTCAAAGAGTCGTCGGCGGGATCGTCCGAAATGCTGTACAGGCCGGCCTTCTTTTTGCCTGCGATATCGGCGGCGGAAGTGCCCTTGAGAAGCTCGTTAAGGATGTTGCCGGATTCCTTGCTGCGGCTCATGGCGCTTATGATATCCGCCGTGTACATCCCGAAGCTGTTCAGCAGCGTGTAGGCATTGTTCACCGGTATACCGAGGAGATTGGCGATGCCGCCGGCAGTTTTGCGTACGTTGTCTGCCGAGGGGTTATCCACCAGCTTTATGGCTGCGCTCATGGCGTCGTTTATAGCGCCCACAGCGCCCACACCGTTTTCATAGAACGGCTCGTCGCCGAAGAGGCTGGTTATGAAGTTGGTCGCTGTGTCACCGAAGATCACAGTGCCACCTACGCCCTCAAGGAAGCTTTCGCCGACCTTGATCGCAATCTTGGCGGGGTCAATCTGCTGCTCTTCGTCATCGTCCCGATACTGCTTGAGCTTGTGACGCAGACCGTCAGCGACAACGGACATGGCCCCGTAAGCAATATTCGATGCAACAAACCCGCCGATTGCGCGGGCTTTGGCTTTGTTTGCCTTGGAAGCGTGCTCTGTGCCCTTTGCAGCCTTGGCCTCGCCGAATGCCGTCATCAGGTTATTGAAGTTGGTACGCTGCTGCGTCTGGAACATGGTGAGGCTCTTGAGCAGATCGTTGTCGCCACGGGAAATCTCGTCGCGCATATTCATCGTGTACTGCGACTGGGTGCGCATAGACGCCCGCTGGAACGCCTCATCGACCTTCTGCCGGAACTCGGCGCTGTTGGCGTTGATACCGGGGTTTTTCATCTGCACGTCGTAGCAGGACGCGAGATAAATCTTGCTGACCTCCCTGACGTCGGCTTTGGGAATCCAGTTCTGGATGTTCTTGAGAACCTTGCTCTTTGCTGCCATCTTCCCGAAAAGCGTGTTCTGGTCTTGCAGCGCATCAGTGATGGAGGAGTCTATATTGCCCATCGCCCTGAACTGAAGCAGAGGATTATCCCGCGCGGCCTTCATCTGCTGATTGCCGGGATTGAGCGACGTGACCGCAGCTTTTGCCACTGCTCTCGGGTCAAGCTCACTCATCGCGAGCCACATGGAGCCCTTCTGCTTGAACGGCGTACCGGGATTACCCACGAGCACCGCCGTCTGGAAGTTGCGGTTGAGCGCGCCCCAGAAGTTGTCCTTGGACTTCGCTCTCGTCTGGTTGATGTCCTGCACGTCCTTGACGTAGTTCTCCATCCACGCGCCATACTCGCTGCCCATGTTCTGCTTCACGGAATCCACGAGCGTGGACGTTCCGAAGGTGTGCATATAGTCCATCATGCTGAAGGTATCTGCCAGCTCGCCGAACGCTATGTAGTCTGCCGCACGGCGTATGTAGCCGTCAGTCACCATAGTGACAGGGGCGATGTTGACATAGCCGCCATCGGTTCTGGTGCGGTCTTTCAGGCTCTTGAAGTCTGGCAGGCCGAACTCCTGTGCCTTCTGCTTGTCCCAGTTGAAGTTGCCCTCGGCGGCGGAATACGTGAGCGGGAAGTAATCGCCCTTGACGTATGTATAGATGTCCGTACCGTCTACCTCTTTGCTGACTTTCTTGGTTTCCTTTCCGAGGTAATCAGCCATGTCGTCGAAAGCTTCCACGTAAGCCTTGGCGATGGGGTCATTCTCGATGGCCGACTCGGCTGCATAATAGAGGGGACTCACATCGTTGGTCTTGATCCTGATCGGATCGTCGTTGCCGTTATAAAGCGCAAAACCGGAGACGTGCTGCGCCCTGTAGGCGTCTGGCCCGCCCATAGTCTTTATGGCCTTGTACAGACTGACTGCCATATCCATAGAGAGCTCTTCGCTGCCGACCTTTACACCTGACTTGGTCTTACCGGTGGAGAAGTCCCGGTAAGCCTTCTCCTTGACGACATCGGAGAAGAAGTTGTCTGCGTCGACGAGAACGGTCTGGTTCTTGGCAGCGGACTTTTCGATGGTGTCTGCCATCCGGTAGCCCGCGCCATTCTCCCATGATTTGAAGCCGTCTATCATCTGGAACATCTGGCGGGGCATGATCTGGTAGCGGATAAACTTCGCTCCAAGCTTTTCACTGGCGCTCTTAGCCTCATCTCTGAGGCTGGGATTCCGCTGAGTTTCATAGGGCTTCTTCTTGCTGCCGTTTTCTTTGACGGCGGCGGTAAGCTCATTGAGTTCGGTTCTGACCTTACTGGCCTTCTCAACGTAGTGCGAAGCCATCTGCATAGCTTTCGTGACAGCACTGCGGTATCTGTCCACGTTATACGGGACTGGATTCTTCTGCGCCGCGTCCGAAAGCTCCTTGGCAAGCTGAACCTGCTCGTTTACACGTTCCGAGTACAGATCGCCGAGGATGTCGCTGCTCTTCATCGCCTTGTAGTAGTCGGCAAATTCGGAGAACGGCGTGTGACCGTCGCCGACACCCGCAAGCTTGCTCTTGAACTCGGTCACAGCGTCGGAGATTTCCGTATACCGTGAATCGTCGAAGCCCTTGAGGAAATCTTCTTTTTCAAGGAACGTCTCAAAGTCCGCAGCCTTGCTCGTGGCTTCGTGGATGGTGTCGCGGTTCTTCTCACCGAAGTCCTCAGCAGCGCGATTCCAAGCGGCCTTATCCGCTTCCTCCTGAGCGTCGTAATGAACCTCTCCGGTGTCTTCGTCGTACACGTTGCCGTTTTCGTCAACATAGACTCTCTCGGTTGTGTTAGAGCCGGTGCTATAGTTAGTATTATCGGCGTTATAGTTAGCGTTCGCGTCCTGCGTGTTAGTGTTAGTGCCGGAGAGAGCCTTGTCAAGTTCTGACGCCAGCTCCTCCTCCGCCTTCTTAGTGTCTGCGTTTACAGAATTTTCAGTCTGTTCTCTGTTGACATTTTCCTCTGCGTTGGGTATACTGTTATCAGAGGTTGATACCTCCGACGCATCTGATGAGACACCGCCGGGATTGCTGCCGGTATCCGGTAAGGGCCTTGCACCGTCCAAGGAAGCGTCAATACCACCGACTGATGAGACATCGCCGGGCTTGCGGCTTACGCCGTCCCCTGCACCGTCCAAGGTCGGTGCTTTTTTTATGCCCCAGTTGTAAATCTGGCTTTCGGCAGGATTTACCATGTCACGCACGGCGATACGCACGCCGACGGTCGAGTCTCCTATCTTGACCGGAGTATAAAAATAATTCCAGCGGTAAATTTCCGAGTTGCCTTCATAGTCCGGCAGGCTGTACAGGTATTCGGCGTTCTTGAATATCTGGTCACTCTGACTCAGCATATTTGCTTTGTCCTGAGTGATTTTCTCAAGAACTTCCTTTATGCCTGTGTCGTAAAGCTTTGCTTCGAGAACATTGCCGTTGACTTCAAACTCGAAGTTGCCGCCTTTAAGCCCGCTGAGAAACTGACGCAGAGAGGCTTTTATCTCGGCCATTTTCTGCTTGAGGATTGGAGTGCGTTCGGCCTTCTTCATGCCGCGCAAATCCGGGAAAGATTCCGCTGTTTTCTGCATTGTGCTTTCCGGGACTTCTACGACCTTACCCTCAGTCACCATCCTGTCGTGGGCCTCTTTCATGGCTTTCTGCTGCGAGGTGGTGTCATCATAAGCAAGGTTATTCCATACGGGGCTATTGCTGTCAGCGTAGTCCTCCATGCTCATCGGGTGTCTTTCCGTCCCTGCCGGGGCGGTATTTTTTTGCGTATCGGTGGTCTGCGTCTCTACATTATTATTAACGGTAGAGTTTAACTCTTCAGGACGCGTCACAGCGTCGTTTGAGGGCGTGGGGGGTGTAGTTATATCCCCCTGAGTCTCTGCAACGCTCTGAGGCTCTGACGCGGCTTTCTTGCCGGTCATAAGTTCAAAGGCTTTGTCAACCTCACCGCTGCGCAGTTCGGCGTTTTTCTTTGCGTCAGCTCCGGTCGCTATGCTTACCCCGGAACCTGCTATGCCGAGAGCTGCACCAACAAGGCCGTCATACAGCCAGTCGGAAACCTGTTCCTCGCTGTAGTTCTCGCCGATGCTCTTGCCGTTGTAGATGGCGCGGAGAGTCGGGTCGACCGCGCTGGAAACAAACTCCTCTACGAACTCGCCACCGCCGCCGTTGATAATGGTGCGCAGCACAGTGCGCCCGATATCGGTCTTTGCAAGCTTGCCGACGAGTTTCTCAACGGCAGTGTCCGCAAAGCCTTTGCCATAGGCAAGGTCAAGCCCGCCGAACATTTTCTCGGTGAGATATTCTTTAGCGGCGCTTGCTGCGCCGTAAGCACCGGCCTGAGCAAGGTTTCCGCCGCCCGCCTCAGCCTGCTGAACACCACCACCGAAAGACCGCCCCATCATCATTGCCATACCTGAACCGGGCAGGACGGCGTTTGCTGCCATATCTGCCGCAAGAGCAGGAACTTGAGACACGGCGTCAAGGGCAAACTTGCCAGCTTTGGAAGCGCCCAATTTTGAACGCTCAATGTCTCTGCCGCCGGATTCGGAAAGCTCTGCGGACTTGTCGGCTATTGCCTGCTGCATCTGCATTGCCTTTTCGTCTTCCTCTTCGGTACTGACATGGTACAGAGCGGAAAGGTCTTCATTGCCGCTGGCTCTGAGTGCTTTGTCAACTGCGCTCTGCCCGCCTGTAGCGACGCGTCCGGTGTAGCCGAACAGACCGCCGAGAGAACCTGCGGCCTGCTTCGAGCCGCCCTTGATGGAACCCCACAGGCGTTCAAAAATATTCTGGTCAACATCCGGAAGTTCCACATTGTAGAACTCAAGCTGTTTGCGCAGCTTGTCCATTTCGGATTCTGCTGCTGCCTTTTCATCGGATGCGGCCTGCAACTCAGAGCGGTACTTTTCGAGTGTAGTGGCGTAGTTCACCCCCGCTTCGGGACGGATTGACTGCGCCTTTTTGTCACTGACGGACTGTGCCTTTTTACTTGCGTCCTTGTACTTATTAGCTGCGTCGGCGTAAGCTCTCTGAAGCTGGGATTTCTCGTCGTCCGTCAGAGCGGTTGACATTGTGGGAACATTTGGATGCTGGCGCTGGTACTCATTGCGAAGCGCGCTGTTGTGCCCACGGCTGTCTACAGTCTTGCTTTCCACTTCTCCGTGCTTGTCAAGCCAAGCGTCCCTCAGCCCACCGACGAGGCCGCGCCCGCGGCCATCAATGATGTCGCGGGCTTTTTCTGTGGCCTGTTTCTGCTGCATCTGCTCGTTGTAGTAGTCCTCAAGCGGGGAAGTGCGAGGAGAAGATGGTGAGGTCGGAGCGGATGATGTTTGGGTAGCTGAACCGTTGTGCGCGGCTATCGACTGCGCTATAAAGTCAAAGGGACTTGCCATTTTAATACCATCCTTTATTTGTAAAACATCGACTCGTATCTGTTAATGGTCGTGGGCGTAATAACAGGCTGATGAGAACTCGGCGCTGGCTGTTCCCATGAAGGAGTCGGGCCATAGGAACCGTCAGCCTGCATATAATTGCCCTCACCCTGACCGACCCAACCGGAATAATCAATGTTGGGGTTGCTCCCGCCTCCGCCAAGGCCACCCGCCGGGATGTAGCCTGCGGGATATGTACCGGTGAGCTGCCTATACTGTTCGGCATCAATTTTGCCTGCTGCGTAGTCGAGAGAGGCTGCAAGCTCGGGGTTCTGCGCTCTCCACACTGCTTCCATGTTTTTTGCTTGATCTGCTCCGTACAGATTCGCAAACGCAGAGAAATCGCCGAACTCGGCGAGAATCTGTGCGTTCTTGAGGTCGCGCTGATAGCCGTTGTTGTACTCGTCAAGGAGCGCCTGAGCCTTCTTGTAGTCGTTATCGGCAAGCGCGGCACGGATGTTCGCCTGATACTCCGCCGTGAGGTTTGCCATCTGACGGTCAGCCTCCGCAGTCGCATTTGCCTCAGCGGTACGCAGGTTGCCGAAGTCTCGCTGGTACTCGCCGCCGCGCGCAAGCGCAGCCTGTGAAGCAGTACCGGAGTTTATCCCAGTCGCTGCCGCCTGATTGTTGAAGTTCTGGCGGTTGCGCTCGTACTGCACCGACAGGTCATTTGCCTGCTTCTGGTACTCCGGAGCGATTTTTGCTCTCGCCGCCTCGTAATCGCTCCTGCTCTTGTCGTAGGCGGCTTTAAGCTCTTCCTCACGAGCCTTGCGCTGCGCGTCGTATATCTGGTTTATAGCGTCAGTGCGGGCAGTGTTGTAGCCGCTGCCGAGCAGCCCCTGATTAGTCTGTGCTCCGCCAGTTGCCCCGGTGCCAGCAGCCGGGGTTGCGGGAGTCGCGGGAGAAGTTGGCGTAGTTGGCGCAGATGCCGCTGACCCCGCTGCCGGAGCAGTGCCGGTCGTAGCATTTGTCGTAGACGCAGCGCCGGGGACAGTCGCGCCCGCCTTGTTCTGCTGTACGTTATAAGCTTTGGTTATTTCATCTATACTTGCCATGCTTTATCTCCTCAAAAGGGCTGTCCACGTGTTGTTCCCGATGATGCCGTCGGCGTGAAGCCCGACGCCGTTCTGAAACTCCATTGTGCGGTTCTTGGTCTTGGCATCGAATACGCTGCTTACGGCCAGCTCTGCGCCGTGTGCCGCAAGCAGTGCCTGAGCGACTGCAACGTCAGCACCGCTCATGCCCTCGCATATCATGCGGGGTGGCCAGTACGTTTCAGCCTGCGGCTGATCGTCCGTGGTCTGCTCTGTGCCGTCTGCAAACTCGGCCTGAAACTTCTGAGCGAAGCCATACCGCGCGTTAATGTTGTTCACAGCGGGGCGCTCATACTCGGTGCAGATGCGGCTTGTCGCCTCGTATGTATCTTCCGTCGTGCACAGGAAGTTCCAAAGGTTAGCGCAGCTTGCTTTCAGCTCACCGACGCAGAAATCTACCTGTACCGCTTCGTCGCCGACGCTCTTGCCGATATCATGGGCATATTCGACGAGAGCCTTTTTGCGGCTCCAATACGTCCACTGGCAAAGTCCGTAGCCGATACCGTCATGGGCAAACTTCGCCTGAGAAATGGCGTAGCTGTCGGCCTGACGGGTGTACTCATCGTCGGTAAGGCTGGTTCTGTTGTCCTCCGCGTTGTTCGACCGCAGTGCGCTTTCCGCCTGCATATTGCCGAGCATCGCGCACGCCCCGGCTATGGTCATGCCGTAGCTGCGAAGACGGTCATATATTGTCTTTGCGCTCATTTTATCCTCCTGTGAATTTACAAAAATTTTGTGAGAAATATAGTTTACTTTTGATACCTCTTCGTATATAATGACATTGCAAGTGGGAGACTACTTGTGCATGACAATGAACTTTAGTTCGGTGTCCTCTGCTGCTGCAAGATCAGCTCGTAGGGTAGCGAGCTGCATAATCTAAAAAAATCCCGCCGAGAAGATCAGCTCGTAGAACGCGAGCTGGGTAAACGAAAAAAAGTTCACCGAGAAGGCAGCCCCGCAAGGGGCTGCCTTGCGTCAGAGAGGTAGTATGCTCGACTTAGTTTTTTTAACCGCTGAGTTTTATTCTGATTATGCCGGATGTAAAGAAATAGAGCGGAAGCCGGATAGACCACATGTTTGCGCTGCATTTTTAATTGATGGCTTTTTATGCTGCGTACCGTTCCGCTCCCATATCAAGCATTCTTATGCAATTTGGACGGACAAGAGCAACGGCTGCGGGCTGGATTTTTCCAAGACAGTCGTTATAACAAATAGAGAACGATACATAGATAAGACGCGCCGCCCATATCTGCGTCCAAACGTATTTGAGGTATTCACAAAAGTGACAGCGCATGATATGCAGGTTGCCATGAACAGGTATCTCACGCAGTACAAAAGAGCTAAGAAGCGCCCTGACAATCCGCGTAATGCGCAGCTTCTGGAGTGCTCGTGCTTGCAGTATTTCGAGGACTTGCTTGACTTATAAATAGAGTCTCGGTTAACGCCGGGACTCTATTTTTTTGCTAATTTACTTCGCTCCACCCGTACACTGATGGTTCCCAGATATTCCCGTCAATGTCAGAAACCCACGTCTTGCCGTTGTGCTTTACCTTGTCGCCCTTGGCGTAGGGGTTAGTGCTGCTGGGCTGCTCCCAATCGGGTATCTCTCCCGGCGTAGGAATCAGTACCTTAGTCCAGAGTGAAGGTGCATCCGTGGGTGTCCATGTGCTCTGCGACGTGTGAGCCTGTAAGCACTTATACAGCACACCGCCGTACAGTACTCTGTCACCGACTTTGTAGCTTGCCCCATCGCCGCTCCATGCAGGGTAGATGATAGGCACGGTAAGCGCCTGCTCGTCCGTGAGGTATGCACCGGCAGAGACGATACCGGCGCGAAGCTTCTTAGCATTATTCAGGTAGCTCATGCTTCATCCTCCTTGCCGACACCGAGATAGTCCAGCGCGGCTTTCATGTCCTGCTTTTCCTCATCAGTTCCGCCCTGCTTTATCTCCGCGATTTTGGCAAGGATGGCATTCTTCCGTTCTTCTATCGTCATTTCTGTGCCTCCAGCGCAGTCTCGATTTCTGACAAGGCGGCTTCGTATTGCGCTACCTCATATTCTATCTGCACTTTGTAGAGCTTGGTGTATAGTTTCCACGGGGCTATCATCTCCCCGCTGAACGCCTGACCGTCCGTGCGTGTCCACGTCTCGCCGCTCGGCACATATCTGTACCCCTCAATAAACTCTGTACACTTGCCGTCGAAAAAGGGCAAGTCAAATTCGCGCATATTGCCGTCATTAGAGACATGGCACTTGTATTCACTATCAATATAAATTTTCATCTCCGGTCTCCCTTAACTAAGCGTGATATTAGTAAGTGTGGCAGAATAAGTTTTTGCCCCCACTTCGGGATTCATGGAAGAGGCATTTTCATATGTCGCCACATAACATTCCGTGTTTATTCCGCTAACATCAAGTTCGATACGAGTATCACTGGTTTTCAAGTTAGCATAAGCGATAAAACCTATGTCGGCAACGCCCGGAGGATAAGTGCTCCATGAAAACTTGTTTTCGGTTACTCCAATAGACCAACCGGTAGCCTCAGATTTTACTACTGTCAGTTTGTTGTATTTCGAGAGGTCAAATTTATTCCCCGTATAAACACTGGCAGCTTTAGGGAACGTTGCGTCTGTGTTTGTTATACTAAAAGACAACACGTTAGACACGGTTGGTGTAACGCCTGTTCCTTTCCAACCGCCCGTAACACCTGTATTGTCGCCGCCGTCAAACAGGATAAGCTCAAACATCAGCGTTACAGTCTCGACCTGCCCCTCGGCGGTGATTGATACCGTTTTGCTCGTGCTCTTACTGCCGCTGACCGCCGTGACCGTCCACGTCCCGGCGGAGGGGATAACGAATATCGCCTTGCCGCTCGTGTCTTTCGCCGTCAGCGTCAGTGTGCCGTTCGTGCAGGTGCAGACGCTCCCCGAGGGGTATGTCACTCCGATCACAGCATAGACGGCGGCGACGGTGACGATCCCGGTCGTGAATACACCCTCTCCGACGGCGGTCTGGGCGGATGCCGAGGGAATTACAGTCTTCGCCGCTTGAACTGGCAGCTGCTTCGTTGCGGACTTAGTCCCGGCGGCGACTACGCCCGCGGCCTGTGTGGCCGAGGCGGTGATCTTCCCAGCAGCGTCGACCGTTATTGCGGGCGTGGCCTGCGTAACGTCGGCAAGGGTGCCGGTCTTGATCTGCTTGTCTCCGGCATAGAACTTTTTACCGCTGCGTACATCTGCGGCCTGCGCGTTGGCGAGGGCAAGCTTTGAGTTAGTCAGTCCTCCGCCGCCCATTACGCCATTGCCGAAGATCTCACTCATGCTGTCACCTCCGTAATGCTCACCTGCACAGTGATTGCCGCCGTGGGTTTATCTCCGACTGCGTAAGCGGTGATAGTTCCGGCGTTGTTGCCAAATACAAGGCCGTAGCCGCCATCCATTGCTCCGTTCATAACAGTGGTGTCGGGATTAATGTCAATACGGCTATTCGCTGTGGCGCCGTCGATCGTGACCGTCTGTGAGTACGGCGATGCGCTGCCCGTCCACGATGCGGACGGCAGCGTGACTGTTGCCTTTTTTATTGCGGGGGCTGCGCCTACCATTCCGGGGGTGTAATCCCCGGGCGCCGGTACTACGGTGCCATTACGCCCGTTGAACGTTATCACGCCGCCGCCAGCCGCTGCAGCGGCCTGCTGCGCCCAATACTTTGAATTATTGTTGTGGGTTTCGTCGGAAGCAGGTACGGCCTGTCCGCCTCTGGTTCCAACTGCCCATGCTTCGCTGTCCTGTGCGGACTTCTCGGCATTCTCCTTGGACTCAGTCGCCGAAGCAGCGGCGGCGCTTGCCGTCTGCGCGTTGGCGGCGGCGAGTTGCTGACTTGCTGCCGCCGCCTCAGCGGAAGCCTGCGCTGCCGAGGCGCTTTGGCTGCTGTTTTGCGCTGAAGCTGCGCTGCCGCTCTCGGATATGGCAGCTTGCGCTGCTGAGGCTGCTGCCGCCTGTTTCGACTCCTCGGCGGCAGTTTTGGCGTCGGTCGCCTGAGTTGCCGACTGTGCGGCTGCCTGAGCATATTCGCTGGCTTTTTGGATGTCAGGGATTGCTTTGACTATCTCAGCGAGCGTTTCGGCCAGAACATTGAAATAATCCGAGCTTTCAATCTCGCCGTCGCTTACCGCACTTGCTTCGACAGCGAGCACCCATGCGAAGCTTGAAAGCTTTTCGGCGCTCTGCGTGTAAAACTCAAGTTCGATATACACATCCCCGCTCACGGTCAGCGCCTGTGCCGCAAGCTGGATCGTAGCGACGTTGCCGTTCATGGTGACGGCTGCGGCCTTGTTCTCGGTCGTGTCATACCAGCCTATAGTTCCGTCTGGCTTCCGGTACCTTACAGCGGTGAGCGCACCCGTCGGGGGTGTCCATGGCTGCGACCCCTCCAGCAATGCGGCAGAGATAAATCGGCTCTGCTGGTCGGCCTGTTTCGCATAAACCAGCGTCGCCACATTGGGGTGAAGCAGGTCAACCGTTATCTGAGATGTTACTTTCATCTTTCGCCTCCTGTGCAGGCCGCGACTCCTCGGCTATAATCTGATCGAGCATCATCATGCAGCCGAGCATTTTATCGATGTTGCCTCTGCCGCGCACGTCGATTTCTTCGAGTGTCCGGCGGACGGCCTTGAGTCTTTCTTCCTGTTTCATGCCGTCACCCTCTCAAGAACGACGTTCGTATAGTTGGGTTTCAGTCCGCGCTGAACCGATACAGCTGATGTGAATCCGTCGTACGTGCGTGTGCGGTCGTCATTCATCTTTATGTCAAGATGCCCGCTCGTGAGGTAGAGGATCGCATCGGTGAATGTGCCTACAAACTCTATGGACAGCTTGTTTTCCTCGATTTGCCCGTAGAGTTTAAGTTCAAAAGATTTTCCGGCTGTTTCTACTGTCATAATTTCTCCTTTCGGGGATTATTCCCACATAACAACATTGTGTGATATCCCGTTAATCGATAGTGTCCCTAAATAGCAGTCATGCCCGTTGATGCCGAGTGCGCCAGCCGCCAGAGAATTAACGCTGATATAATTGCTGCTGATATTCCCGCCGTTGCACTGCCCGTATGCGGTGGTCCCGCGAGAGACATAACCGCTGAGTGTTGAGTCGTTGTTTCCCGGGGCAACTGTGTCATATGCGAGATTGCCGCCACTGCCGCCGGAGAGTGTATAGTCTCCAACTTGATTCCCCTCGATGTAGCCCGCTCCGGTTTCTTCGGCCTCGGTCAGGATGCTGGAAGCGTAGACGCTGCCGGTGAACTTGCCGCTGGTGGCAGTGAGATTGCCGTATTTGTCAACCTTGAATGCGCCTTTGCCGAGCGCTATGCCGTCAAGTCCGACATACACACCGTCATGCGTTGTGTCGTTGAGCGCCGTCATGCCGTTTCTGAGTGAGCTCGCGGAGAGCGTGAACCCACCCACAGTGACATTCTCCGAGGATAGCGCGCCCGCCTGTATAAAGTCGGCAACGATCTTACCGTCCTGCGTGATTGCTGTCCCGAACGGCCCGTTATAGCCTTTGGAGCTGTACCCGAGGCCGCCGAGATTGAAGCGCCATACATTGGTTGCGGTCAGCACATCGTCGGTGTCCATGATGGAAAAGCCCATCGGCTTTCCGTCGGAGTTGAACTGGAAGACGAAGTTGCCGCCCTTGGTGCCCGTGATGAGCTGCGTCGCGTTGGCTATTGCCTTGCCTGTCTCGGTGCGGAGGTCAATAGCGGTTTGCTCGACCGCCTGCGCGTTGCTGTATATGGTGTCAGCAATGTTCGCGCGGATGTCCCCGATGTTGATTGAAGTGTACCTGTCGCGCAGCACATCGTACTCTGTTTCCGTGACCTTGGCTGTGGTCTCAATGCCGAGCTTCTCATAAATGACCGTGACGGTATCGCACAGCTTAATCATTTCGGGCGGCGCTGCTGAATCCATCAATCTGGCAATGTCTTGATAGCTCAGTGAGATGGAGACGGTCGGTATTCCTAAATTGTTGTCGTTGATATAGCTCTGCGCTCTGAGGGTAAGCTGCTGCGCGGTTGGCGGGCTGTCGAAGTCTCCCGAGACGTCCAGCATGAGGATGTTGATGAAGTCAAATGTGCCGGGGACAGCTACAATTTTGTTGGGCAGCTGGGTTATCTCTCCGGTCTCGCTGTCGACGTAATACGGATATACCCCGGTGTACATCTTGGAAATGTTCTCCTCCTGCCGGAGGTCTATAAGGTTTTTCCCGTAGCGTATGACTACGCCGCGGTTCTGCCCGCGGGACGTAAGCAGCTGCGTGAGGAAGTGTGTGAAGAAGAATTCGCCGCGGTACGTGTCGAGTACGCTGCCCTCAGTACCGCCCAGCAGGGCGCGCATCGATGTCGGGGCAGTTACTGTCATGTTTGCCGTGGTGACCTTATCCGTGGTGAAGACGAACGGATTTGATACCACCGCATGGCTCTTGAGCTGCTTCATCGCATCGGCAGCATTAGCGGCTGTGAACGGTGTCACTGGAATGCCGCTTTGATCGTATGAAATGTGGCGTGCCTGAACCTCTATAAGCCCGCTCAGTGGTCGGCTTATGTTGTATATGCGGAAAGGTTCTTGCCCGCCGTATGGTGTGACCTGCGCATAGATGAGGCGGCGATTTATGATCTCCTTATAGTGCAGCCCATCGATCGGGTACTGCATTGTCAACTCATATTCGCCGTTGCGCTGTTCTCTGACCCTGCACTCGGCAGCATCATTAAGGATTCCTATACCGTTCGTGGTGAATGTCTGCGCCGTGGATTCAAATAATATCGGCTTCACAGCGTCCACCACCTCGGTACAATGTCGAGAGCCGTCACGCCGCCGGTGAATGATATTGCCGATTCTCCGGGCAGCAGCACCGGAAACTCAGCAGCCGAGATGTCGCCGTTGAGGTTGCTACTGCCGAGGTACGCATTTTGCGTCAGTGAGTCTAATATCATCCCGCTCGTGATCTTGCTGAGCGTCACCGTCCGGCCGCCGACAGTGACGGTGCCCTTGCCCGAGCCTGTCACGGTGATTTGGGGACGTGCTGCGAAACCGTGGCTGTTTATCATCTTACCGGCGCCGGTAAAATGCACCGGGTTCTGACCGTCAATGAGGAAGCGGCACGGCTGACAGTTGAACTCTATCGTGGCTCTGCCGAAGTTGTTGAATATATTTTCGAAATTTACCGGCCCTTGGAAGTAGGCATACCGGAAGCAATTGACATCATAGCTGTCGATGAGTTTGCAGTAGCCCTCCGGAGCCATCAGCCACGCCGCGATCCGGCGCGCGAGCGCAGGGAGCCCGCCGTGGAACTCCCCGCTCACGTAGATGTCATAGGGCTGCGTATAATTCTCGAAGCTGTCTTCGGCGCGCACGATGTCGCCGTTGCGTCCGGGGATGGATATGCTTTCAAGCTTACGCGCCGGGTATATACGCTCGGGGTAATGCTCTACAATGACGTGAAGATCATCGGAGCTTTTGCCATTCCAGAAAATCACGCAAACACGCTCGCTTTCCTGCTGTAAGCATTCTCTATCTTGTACATGATCGCCTCCGCGAGCTCGTTAACGTCCTGCCCCGGCGCGCCGTTGACGACGATGTTTACTCCGCCGTAGTTAGTCGTCTGGGTCGCTCCCGCTCCAGTTGTGCCCTCGATCTGCATCCGCATACCGGAAGTTGCCGCCATGAGCGCATCCTCTACGCGGTAGGCGTTCGCATCGATGCCGCGTGCAAGGCCGGTCATCATATCGGGCATCCATTTTTCATAATTGCGCAGCGGACCCACGTCCGGGCGCGAGAAGTGGAGAAAACTCGATATAGTATTTGCGACGTTTGCCACGGTGTTTTTGAGGTTGTTCCACATATCAAGGATACCGTTGATGAACCCCTGAATGAGGTCGCGCCCCCAGCCAATGGCCGCCTGCGGGAGCTCTCTGAATTTCTGCTGGATTGCGAGCGCTATTTGAACTACGCCGCCGATGATGTTCGGTATCTGGCCGAGCAGCCCTTGCAGCAGTCCGGACATCAGCCTCACCGCCGCATTTTGCATATCCGGTATCTTTTCGATGAGCTTTGAGACCATCGCAATTGCGGTACGAACTATCGCGTCAAGCAGCTGCGGTGCCGCATCTGCAATGCCCTCAACGAGCGCAGTGATAAAGTCGACCCCGGCGCTCATCAGTTCTGGCAGTATCGTCAGGACCGTGTCGATTATCATAGGCATCGCATCGGACAGCGCGCCAAGCAAAACCGGCAGAGCGGCGACTATCCCGTTTACAAGCGCCTCAATGCCGTCGGTAAGAGCCGGGAGTATCGTCTGTAGAGTAGGCTCGACATACGGAACAAGGGCATTTATGAGCTGCGTAAAGCCCTCAGTCAGCCGCGGCAGTATTTCCATGATTCGGGGAATGAGGTTATCCGCAAATGTGACAATGCTGTCCGTCAGATTCTTAGTGAGCTGTGACAGGTTCGATTTTTCATCCGCAAATCCCGTCAGCATATTCTGCCAAGCAGATTTCATTGCATTTGCGCTGCCTTGTATGGTAGTGGACGCCTCTTTTGACGTAGTGCCGGTTATGCCCAGCTCTGTCTGTACGACGTGAATCGCTTCAATCATCTTGTCGAACGACACTTCGTTGACAGTCTTCGCCGTGACGTCAATCTGGTCTCCAAGCACGCCGCTGTCGTTTATGAGCCTTGCCATCTCGGCAGCAGTGCCTCCATAGCCAAGCTTGAGGTTGTCCAGCATGGTATAGTTCTGCTTTGCAAAGCCCTGATAGGCGTTCTGTATGCTGCTGATGTCAGTGCCCATCTTATTAGCGTTGTCCGACATATCGGTTATTGCAAGGTTCGCAAGCTTTGCCGCCTGTTCAGTATCTCCGCCGAGCCCCTGAATCAGCGACGCCGAGAAGCTTGTTACCGTCTCCATGTACTCATTGGCGGAGAGCCCCGCCGTTTTGAACGCATTGTTAGCATAGTTCTCGACTATCTTTGCGCTGTCTCCGAAAAGCGTCTCAACGCCGCCGACAAGCTGCTCATAATCCGAATAGCTGTTGACGGCATCTTTCGTGAGCTGGATGAAAGAGGTCCCGGCTTCCTTTATGTAGCCGCCCATTTTCCGCAGACCTGACATGATAACGTCTGAGAGCACATTTGCTTTCAGAACATCCCCGAAACTCGCCGCTCCTTTGCCTGCTTTTGTAAAGTCATCGCTGGTTTCGTCGAGGCCACTGTTGACGTCCGCAAGCTCCTGCTCCATGCCGTTGAGTGCGGTAGTGGCGTTGAGCACAGCTTCCCTCCACTTGAGGGTTCGTGCGTCATTCTCGCCGTACTTCGCCGCGGATTTCTGCATCATGTCCGTCAAGGTTCTGATGCGCTCTTTCTGCGTGGTGATCTGCTCGGACAGAATTTTGGACTTCGCCGCTGCCTTTTCTTCGGCGCTGGTGGTGCTGTTGAAGCTTGAGACCGTCGCGCGCATCTGCGCGTCAAGGGTCTTGGCCTGCTGGATGATCTGATTTATCGATTTTCTATACTCGGCCTCGCCTTCGACGCCGATTTTGGGGCCTATGTTTGTTGCCATGGTGTTATCACCTCAGTTGTAAGGCTTCTTCTATGCTCCAGCTCTTTTTTTTCTTTGCCGGAGTCGCGCCGTTGTATATGGCGAAACAGGAGATCATGTCGCACATTTCGCCGTAGCGTGTGTTAATGATCTCCTGTCTGCTCATATTCAGCATCCGGCCATAGAAGAGATACCAAGCCAGATTGATTTCTACTCTGTTTCGGGTCGGCTGACCTCGTTTTTTTTTGAAGGCTCGACCTCGACCGTGGTCTTGCGCCCGGCCTTAAAGGCCGCCATTGCCTCAGACATCAGCGCCGTGAACTGCTCGGCGCTCAGCGCCATGACCTGTGCCATGGTCAGGGGCTCGGGCTTGTAGGTCTCATCTTCAAAGCTGCGCTGCATCTCATAGGCCTTGTTGAGCTCAATGATGAGCTTTGCGCCGTTGCGCGTCACTCTGCCGTATTTGCCGCTGAGAAACTTCTCAATCTTGGTCAGGTCGCCGTCAGGGCACATCTCCGCAATCTCCACGGACGCGCCGACGGTGAAACTAAAACCGCGTTCTTTGCCGAATATGATCATAACAGCCTCCTATTAGCCGCCCGGCTCCGTGTAGTTGAGCATGGCCTTGATGCAGGCCTCGGCGGCGTCTTCGCTCTCCTGATCGTCCGCCACGCGCTTCCAGCGGTGCTTGGTGCTGTCGTCGCGGTGTATGGACATTTCAAGCTCCTTTGTCTGCCAGTCGATTTCCTCTTCCTGTGTGGAATAATCTTCCGATGACGCAGTAGTGCGGAGCTTAGTAAGCACGACCGGGCTGTAAGATGTGACGCCATCGGACATATACCGGACTATAAAGCCGAGCCCGATGTAGGGGATCTTCATGTCGTCGTCGTAGTCCGTAACGCTGACCTTTGTGCTTCCGTTGATGGTGATTTCGCTCTTGGTCTCCGGCAGGCCCATTATCAGATCCTCTGCCTTGCGGAACAGGCCGTCGACCGTCAGGGTGGTAGTGCCGCCGGTGAGAACGCCCTCCTGGCTCTCGGCCGCCATGTTGTCGGCATAAAACGTATTGTCTGCCGCGGTTTCCGGGTCGATCTTAACCTCTACGCCGCGGGCAAGCTGCATAGCGCCTGAGTATGTGACGGTGCCGCCGTTTGCGGCGTACTTGGCTACCCACGGGCGTGAGAAGCCAGTACAGACTTTTCCTGCTGCTGACATATGATTCGCCTCATTTCATTTTGTTTTTTATGTCGTCGTCAAGTGATTTCGCCATGGCCGCCTCAGCTGCCTTTTTGGCCTTGCGCGTCGCACGCCCGACAAAATCATTTTTCTGCATGAATGACGTCCCGCTCACGACAGCACGGGCTATCATCGCATTGGGCTGACCTTGCGGCCAGCGCTTTGTTTTCACTCCGTTGTAGCCGTCAAATCCGGCCTTGGTGCTGATATAATCCTCGGTGTTTTCGATTGGGGCGAGACCGAAACCGTCAATCAAGCCCTTTTTCTGCGGCTCGCTTATGTACTGCAAAGATGAAGCCGACGGGTTTCGTGAGTTGTACCGGTGCATGGCCTCTTCATTGGTGATGGTCGGCAAACCCTCCAACTCCGCTTTTATGGCATCTGCAACCACAGCCGCGCCTTTATAGACGGCACGCTTTATTATTTCCTCATCGCCCTCGAGTGCGCTGAGTTTCGTGAGGTATTCGCTGAGTCCGGTGAACTTCATCGTTGCCATTAGCGCATACTCCATGTCCATTCATGGTGAATAAGCTCGGTTTCATCTTCGTACTGTACGCTGTTCAGCTCCCAGATGAGCCCTAACCCGCTCAGGGTGCTTTCTATGACATCCGGTGCCGGGTCATATTCCTGCTTGCTGAAATAGTCCACAGTGCCCGTGAGCGCGTGCTCAGCCGTCTTGTTGTCGGCGGCGAAGCCGTCCCCGCTCTCTTCTGCCCATATGCAGAATGGGGGCTGGAGGTTCGGGCGGAAATAGTGGTATGTGTTCGGTACCGCCGCTGCAAGGGCAGTGCCGATGCTTTCAAGGCGTTCCCGGTAAGACATCATAGAACTCCTCCAACGCGCTTAAGGTCAGGTCTGTGACCTCCAAGCCATCACTATCAAGCAGATGCTGCACGTTATCTATCCGGTACTGTGAATCATCCTCAAGGACGGCGTACATGCCAATCTTGACGGCTCTGTCCTGCCATATACGTACCAGCATATCTATCTGCTGATTCACGCCCATGGCCGCGTACTGCCTGTTATAGCCCACGGTCCGCTCACCGTAGTAATGAGTCGACTGCTGTGCAAGCTGCATGACCGGCATTTGCCCGGCTGCTGCTGTGTTCTTGAGCTTGCACACGGTCAGGATGCCACTGTCAAGCGTCATGTCGTGCCTCCAAGCTTCTCCGCAAACAGGCGGTTATTAAGGGCATATCGGAGCATTCGCGGCATGACCGGGTTGTCCTCGGCGCGCTTGCGAAACAGATACGCCGCATACATCACGATCAGGTTGCAGTCATCAAGGTTGTCCGCAGAGAGGGTTTTTATGCCCTCCCTGCGGATTTCATGCGCCGCAACTTCAAGGAGCTGCTGAAGATACGGCTCCTGCGCTGCTGCGGTCTTATTGAGGTTATACTTCAGCATCGTGAGCAGTTCGTCGTTCGTCATAAGCAGCTCCTTTCAAATCAGGTCTTGGTGATCGCGACGGTGTACACCTTGGTCGCGTTGCCATTGGACACGGTCACGGTGAGGGTGCTCGCCCCGGCGGTCGGGGTAATGTTGCCGCCGTTGGCTACATTCTTTCCGCCGTAGCTGATCTCTACCTTTGCGTCGATCTGTGCTGCTGCCGCGTTGACTGCGAGGGATGCCGCCGTGGTAGAGAGCGTGTAGCTCTGAGTGGCCGCATCAAAGGTCGGGCTGAGGGAGCCGGTGCCGACGCTGAGGGAATCAAGGTCGGCGTCGTTCGCCGTGTCAGCCGCGAACGTCATTGCGGTGGTAACTTCGCTGCCGTTGATGTTGATTGCGACGAACGCGCCCGGAACGACCGGCGTACCGTCCGCGCGGGCCTTGCCCTTGAATACGGTGTTGTCCTGAAGGAACTGCACCTCACGGCTCTCCTCAATCGTCATTCTCGCGCGGTCGGCGTAGAGGTACAGGTCGCCGTAACCGCCGATGATATCGCCGTCCGGGATGAACTCCAGAATGTCGATATCGCCGGTCACGATGGGCAGGATGCCGTAAACATTGGCCACGACATCGCCGGATGCAGTGAAAGTGATTGCCTTGGACTTAAGGGTCGCGTAGGTCTTGCTGTTCATCGCCCAGAACTGATTACCGCGGCTGTAACGGGTGAATGTGGCGCCTGCCGCGATCTGGAGGGCTGCCCAGAACTCAGCGCCGGTCTTGCTGGCATCGATCTTGAGGATGTTGCTGGTGTGGAGGTCGACCCATGCAGGGGCGGCAGCCGGGTAGCCGGCAGGCTTGCTCTGCTGCGCAAGGCGGGTCACGATGCCGAGAGGCATACTGTTAGCCGCGCCCTTGCCGTAGAGGATTGCCTTATCGATTGCAAGGCCGATGCTTTCGGAGAGCATTTCGACTATCCAGCTTGCAAGATTGACGTCGTTGTCCTCCAGCAGGCTGTTACATACAGGCACGAAGCCCGCGACCTTGTAGCCGTCAAGCGTGGTCTGGTTGAATACCAGAGTCAGCTCATTAATAGCCGCGCACATCTCCGTCCAGACAGCCTCCGGGACCGTGCCCGCGATGGTCTGACGGGTGGTGCCCGTAACAGAGCGCACACGGACGCGGTTGAGGAGTTTGCTGTATCTGTACATATTCTCGGCGATGAGGTCGAGGAATACGACAGGAATAGTCAGCTCTCCGCCGCTGACGCCGCGCTTCTCGCCCTTGAGGCTGCGCAGCTGTGCGAGGAAGTTTTTACTATCCTCCTGCCCGATGATTGCGTCGCGCTCCTGGCGAGGCAGCGCGTCCATTACTCTCTGGCCAAAAGGCAGAGAACGGATGTTGATGGTGGTAGTCATGTGATTGCTCCTTTCGGTATTTGCCCCGCTCTCGGGGTTGTTGATGGGCGGCGTGCCGCGCTGCTCCTCTTCGGTGAGCTGCTGCTCAAGTGCCGCAATTTCGCCGCTGAGGCGGTTTTCGGTCTCCTCGTGCTCTTTCCACTCGGTTTCAAGCTGATCCATGCCCTCATTGAGGGCGTCGATCTCCTCCTCCGTGGTGGCCTCACCGATTGCCTCGGTGATATCGGATTTGCGAGTTTCAAACTCTTTTGCTCTTTCCCTGTGCTGGGCAAGCTCGGCCTTTTTCAGCTCGATGCGCTTGCGCAGCATAATTGCTTTAATTGCCATAATTGACTCCTTTCAGTCTTTCGAGTGCGAGCCTGCGCTTCTCTTCAACTCTGCGTTTGACAACGGTCGCAAGCTCGGCCTTTCTGGCCTCGACACTTGTATCTTCATAGGCCGGAAATGTTACTACGGACACCTCATAGAGGCGCACGCGCTTGATGCGGAACACTGACGGCTGTCCCTCGGTGTGCTCGATCTCCTGGTCAAGGATATCGAACCCGAAAGAGCACTGATTCACATCTCTGCGCTTGACCCGCTCGTAGAGGTTCATAGCATCCTGATCAGCTCGGTTTATCCGGATGCTGCCCCAAAGCCCGATCTCATCTTCGCGGAGTGTAAGCGTTCCCGCCGGTACTCTGCCCAGGACAAGCGTCGTGTCGTGATTGCACAGGGCGCGGACATCTTCCTTTGTCTGATCCGTGAACGCGCCGCGGTCGACCGTTTCGTATGCTTCTTCCCAGAGCCAGTATTTGGCACCGAATACCGCGAAATAGCCCTCTATGTACAGTTCTTCGCCCTCCGCACGTGCGGAGAACTCAGCAGCTGAGGGCTGCATGAAGCGCGTACAGAATTTGGGTTTATTCTCCATTTGTTTCACCTCCCTGGATAAGCTTTTTTTGATTGGCTATCATGCTCTGAGGGATGAAGTTTTCAAGGATCGTGAGAATATCCAGCCCCTCAAGCGGCGTCAAGCCGAGCCAGTCCCTGACCTCGTTGCCGGTCATTATTCCTCGGATATACTGATCGTCAGCCACGGCCGCAAGATCTTTGAGGTCGTAGTTATACAGGCTGCGAGGATTGAACCGGAAATACATATCCGGGCTGTAAAGCAGCCCTTTAGTCAATACCTGCTGGATATTCTGAGACAGCGGCATGATCCGGCTGTTTATAAAGGCGTTCCAGGCATCGCGCTTAAACTCTCCCTCGCCGAGGACGAACGGCGGGACGCCCAATATTGACGCCACTGTGCGCTTGTCCAGTTTCACGAAGTCTGCGAGAGCCAGGTCAGACAGCGTAAGTGGCTTCACCTGCTCCACCTCAAACTGATTCGCCGGTATCAGCCACGGTTCACCGGCCTCGCCGCTGGCTGCGTATGAGTTGAGCAGTTTCTCACGTCCCTCGGGCGATGAAAATTCATCAACAAGGCCGTCGGCCTTGACGATGATTGAGGGCTTCCACTTCGAGGACATGAAGCCCTTTTCGGTCGTTGCCGCCTGCTTGAGGTTGTTCGCCACATCACTGAGCTGGATCTGATAACCGACGCCGAGCCACGGGTAATATTCGCCGGGATTCAGTGCGAAGTGCAGCACATTATCAGGTTCATACTCTCGCCCGGCAATTACTACGCGATAGTCAAAATCGCCGTAGGGAACGAAAGAGGTGAATGCCGGCGGTATCGGTATCAGGTCGTCGAGATAGCCCGCTCTGGTGCGCGGCCATGCGACGGCATTGCCGCTGTAATACATCGTCCTGACTATCCAGCGGATGAAGTTGGAGCGCGTCATGTTCTTATTGGGGTTGATGTCAACCTTGCGGCTCAACGCGTTGGTAACGCGTATATCGCCCCGCTCCGTGTTCTGCATCAGGTGAATGGTCTGCGATCCCACAAGCTGTGCGATGGTGTCAACAGCTGCGCTTATTTCCGGGCTGTCGCTCAGCTTGATGTAGCCCCGGCAAGCAAGATCGTCGAATTTCGATGCGTCGCAGAAAAACGCCGCGCTGCCAGCGCTTCGTGCCTGCATGGGCTCGGCTCGCGGCGCCTGTTTTGTTCGTGTTCTTTTTTTGCTCATTGTTTATCTCCCCACCAGTTACTTGCGTCCGCGGACTTTTCGAGACTTTCGAGATATCTGATCTCTGCGAATACAGATGCGTCGAAAAGGTCAATTCTCAGCTCGGGCATGATTTTTTCATAGGCGATCATGTCGTCAGTCTTTTCAATGGCTGACACATTCTCGACGCAGTATTCATAAGCTTCTGAGTGCATATAGTACAGCGTGCCGTTCTTGACGCTGTGCTCGATGTACCTGAAGCCCTCGGACTTCTTGTAGAAATATTGCGGTTGATCAAAGACGCGGAAGCCGGCTTTCTTCATTCCGATGAAGTACTCCCGGCAGAACTTACGATCGTGGCCGACGGCAGCGATTTTGAACCCGCTCTTGCGCATCTCGACGAACCAGTTGATTATGTCTGCGTGGTTGACTGTCGGACCGTTGCACATGGTCAACCATCCGTCATCCTGCCATCCGAACAGAGGAATGTTATCTTCGTCCGCCTTTTTGTGTGCAACCGCCACCGGGAAAAAGGCATGCGTGATGATGATATCCACACCCTTGTAGTTGCCGACAAGGGCGGCGGCAGTAAGATCGTGTAGCTTTGAGAGGTCGGCGCCGCCGTACCATTTAATCGGCAGCCGCCGCAGTTTGTCAAGATTCCAGTCATACTTTTTGTCCGACCGGCGGAACTCATCAATGTTGAAATACGCCTTGATAGAATTTGTGTAGACGTTCAGGCTCTTGGCAAAAAAATCTTTGCGCTGCTGTGGGTCGTTCTGCGCCTGAATGCTGTCGTTGAGAATCTCCTCTGGGCGTATGCTGATGCCATAGGCCGGATTAGCCATCTCATGGACTGTCGGGTTTGTGAAATCCACCTCGCCCGTCTCCGGGTCTTTTGGAGCACAGCACATGAAGATGAACAGCTGCTCATCGCTGATTATCCCCTCAAGCACCTTGCGGCAGTATTTCAGCCTTTGTCCAAGGAACATCTGCTCGTTATCCCCTGCCGTGCTGATGCCGATCAGAAGCTTGTTCGAATAGGCCTTCATGGCTTCCTTGAAGAGGTTGTACTGCTTCGGTTTTTTATAGGCGTGCAGCTCATCGCAGATTGCAAGGTTGCAGTTCAGTGAGTCCTGCGCGTCTGGGTTTGTCGCGAGGGACTGAATGAAAAATGAGCCGTCCCCGCCGGGCAGCTCCGCCCGTAGAGAATGCTCATTGTTGTTGTTGATAATTTTTACCGCCCCGCCGCTCGCGGCGTCCTCGCCCATGTGCTTGATGTTGTATTCCAGAAATTCGAAGCTTTCCAAGCTCTGTTTCAGCGCCGCGCCGACGATGTAACACTTGCTCCCGCTCTTGCGGTAATATAGCGATAGAGCGAATGCCAGGCTTGCCGCAAAGGTGGTCTTGATATTCTTTCGCGGAATATTACAATTCGCAATTATGCATAAACTTTGTGAGCCTTTCCCGCTCGTTCTGCCTGTTTGGGGCTTGTTTTCGTGCCTTTTCGTTACTGCCGCCGAACACTGGCGCACACTTTGGGCGCACAAGGGTTTATTTCGGCTCTTTTTGGTGCTTTTTTCGTGCGCCAGCTCGCGCCCTATTCACATGTGTCGCGCTGCGGTATGCAGTCTTTTGATCTGGTCAAGGGTCATTGTCTGTATTGCGCTGTTTACCTCTCGAATTTCCTTTTCTCGCTCGGTCAGCTCTGGGGGCAGTTCGTCGGATATGAACGCAAATACGCAACGCAGCGTTGTCAAGCGGCATCTAAACAGGCCTGCGGCAAGGTATGCCGCAAGCTGCACCCGCTCCCGCTCCTCTTTCGTCTGGGTCAATGCTGCCGGGGTGTTGCCGTTGTCGTTTATCTTCTTTGTGTTATTCATGTTCATCTTCCTTTCTGCCGCGCTTTGTGGCCTTGGTGGTGTCCTTACCCTGCCCGCTCCCGCTCCCAAGCGCTGGGCGCGCTCCTGTGGGCTGTGCGGGGCTTACAAGCGCCTTTATCCCGCTCAATCTTGTTTGCAGGTCTGTGTATATCTCCTTGTATGGCTTCTTTGCCGCGATCCCGGCGCGTATCTCTTCCGTGATTACTCGCTCTATCAGGATCAGCGTCGTGAGCTGCTCCACGTGCGCCGCGTCCCTGTTCGTTATGCCGGCTGTCTTATTCGCAAGCCGGGATATCGTCGAGTAATACCACTGCGCAGCCGTCGCGCCCTGGCCGTTCGCGTACTCTACAAGCTCCGCTATTGCGTCCGCTTCTATCCGCCGTACCTCTCGCGTAAGGCTCCGCGTGTCCTGCCATATCGGACTATTCCGCTCCATCAGCAGGGCGCGCATAGCGTAGAACTGACGCACAAGCTCTTTCTTGAACGCGCGTACCGTCTCCGTGTTGCGGGTATAAGTCATTAATAGCGTGGCCTGCTGCTCGTTCAGATGATAAACTGTGATGTTCTGTGTGCCGCCTTTTGTCTTTAAGGGTTGCATTTCAAATGCGACCCTTCCGAACTCTTCAAAGTCCGCTTTATGCGTTTTTATGAGCTGGGTTACTGCGTGGCGCTTCACTCCCGCAACATCGGCGATGATCTCCGACGTTGTAAAAGGCTCTTGCGCCGTGCCTTGTGGCGGCAGAAAAACAAGCTGCTGTGATTTGGGCATAAAAAACCGCCTTTCTGCAAATCTCCACTTGCAAAAAGGCGTGAAAAGGGTATAATAGATTTACCCTTTCAAGCCCTTTGCTTGTGGGGTGGTTGGTCTCCCGTGCTGTTCGTCCGCCAAGATTCCCAGCACGGGGGATTTTTTACTTTTCTATTTGGCTCTTCACCAATTTTATTCCCTTTTCAATCACGTTCACACGCGATATATTGAGGGCTTCCGCACATTCTTGTAATTCCTTTGCTGTTTCCTCTGAAATGCGGATGTTCATTTTTACGCTTTTCGGGTTTTCAATCGGTGGGCGGCCTGTTCGTGGCGACATTCTTTCACGCTCCTTTCTTTTCGCCTCTGCAATAAGTATTATATTACTGCCTCTGCAATAAGTCAAGCTTAAATTGCACGGCGGGGAGGAAATTTTTACTGAATCCAATTTTGGATTCAATGCCGCCCGCTCCTGGCCTATAGGATCGGATTTCAAATCCGACCTTTAACCGGCGCAAAATTGCTCCCGCTCCCCTGCTGCTCCCGCTCACGGGGCATAAATACGAATACGCTTTCGGGTTTCGCACGGCTCCCGCTCTGGGTGTTATCAAATGCCGGGTTTCTGTTATTGCTTTGCCCGTTTCTGTTATTGCTTTGCCCGTTTCTGTTATTGCTCCCGCTCTGGGTGTTATCAGATGGGCAGGACAGCGCAGGACGCGCCACAAGGCCGTATAACGAACGCAAGGGCGCGGAGGTGTAACTACACCGCCCATCCCCTGCCGCGCTGCGTGGCGCAGGACGGCGTAAGCGTGGCGGGGCTATTCTGCTCCCGCTCTCGGTGAGGATAGATACAGGCCGCGCCCGCTCCCCTGTTTTCTAAACCTACACACGCCCCATATATGCAGCTGCTGGGCGATCTTCGGGGACGGCTGCGCGATCTGACGCGCACCGCTGAAGGACTGCCGCACGGTGCCGCCCACTCCGGGCGCTTCAACGCGCTTACATCTTCACGGACATTTACGAATGTTAATTTTCCCTATTTACATTTGCGCAGATGTAGCATATAATAAGGGCGAAAAGGCAAGCGCCTTTTCAAGTGTGCCGACACTAAAAACCTGATATTCAAGCCGGACATAAGAGCCGGACAGTTGGAGCGCAACAGAAAAACGCTACAGGCAAACCAGACGTAAGAGCTGGGCAGTTGGCAGGCAACAGAAAAATCGGCAACAAAAGAGCAGGGCGGTGTTGCCCTGCTCTTTTTTATGGGAGATAGAGAGAATGACAAGCAAAAGAGACGCCATCGGCATTATTACCGCCGCTGCAAAAGGGTATCATAAATCTTTGTGCGGCAAGCAATTTTTAATAGCTTGTGACGGTATGGAGTTCCGAGAAGTCGCATTTATGCCGCGTAACTTCTCGCACTTCACCGGCCTTGTGCGTCGGTGCTCGGCCACTCGCTTTTATGATCTCGCCCGCTCCGGGCATTTATCCGAACGGGATTTTGATTTTGACGATCTCGGAAACGCTCAACGCAAACTTGCCGTTATCGGCCATCTGCCCGACCTCTTCAATGCCCCGGCGCTTTACGGCCTGTTCCTTAATTCCGGGCTATACATCAGCGCTGATTATTTCGTCGGCAAGTCCCGGCTGTCTGTCGGCTTCCGTGAGGGACGCGCCTTTGACGTGCCTGTATCTCTGTACAATGAGGATATACGCAAGCTTACATATCAGCCCCGGCGCATTATCGCGGTATGGGAAAAGCCTATCGGCGCGGCAGAATACACCGCGCTTACATATAGCCGCATAGATGACCCCGGCGCGCTGCTTGCTGCGTACTATGAGCAAGGGCGGGACTAATCCCGCGCCGGGGTTGACATCTGCCCGGCAGGGCATTATAAAGCGTATAACGTACAAAAAACAAGCCGTCCCCAATCTTTGGGGGCGGTTTTGTGTCTGCTTGTGATGCTTTGCGCGTTCCTGGGGTATGCTGCACGGTCTTTTATAGCCTTACAAGTGCAAAAGCGACGCGCCGGGGTGTGCTCCGGCCAGACGTGCCGTCTGCCGACGCGCTGCGCCTCTCTGCGATGGGCAGGGGCAAAAGCGGCCTGCCGGGGTGTGCTTCCTGCCTGCGGCATCTGGCGACGCGCTGCGGCGTTCTGCGATGGGCAGGAGCAAAAGCCACCTGCTGGGGTGTGCTCCGGCCTGCGGCACCGTCTACCGACGCGTTGCGGCGTTCTGCGACGGGCAGGGGCAAAAGCCACCTGCCGGGGTGCGCTCCGGCCAGCGGCAGCGTCTACCGACCGGCTGCGCCTCTCTGCGATGGGCAGGGGCAAAAGCCACCTGCTGGGGTGTGCTCCGGCCAGCCGCGCCGTCTGCCGACAAGCTGCGCCGCCCTACGATGGGCAGGGGCAAAAGCCACCTGCCGGGGTGATCTTCGGCCAGCGGCAGCGTCTACCGACCGGCTGCGCCGCCCCACGATGGGCAGGAGCAAAAGCGACGCGCCGGGGTGATCTCCGGCCAGCGGCACCGTCTGCCGACACGCTGCGCCGTTCTGCGATGGGCAGGGGCAAAAGCGGCCTGCCGGGGTGCGCTCCGGCCAGACGTGCCGTCTACCGACCGGCTGCGCCTCTCTGCGATGGGCAGGGGCAAAAGCCACCTGCCGGGGTGCGCTCCGGCCAGCGGCACCGTCTACCGACCGGCTGCGGCATCTGCCGACGCGCTGCGGCGTTCTACGATGGGCAGGAGTAAAAGCGGCCTGCCGGGGTGTGCTCCGGCCAGACGTGCCGTCTGCCGACGCGCTGCGCCGCCCTACGATGGGCAGGGGCAAAAGCGACGCGCCGGGGTGCGCTCCGGTCTGCTGCGGCATCTGGCGGCGCGCTGCGGCGGCCTACGATGGGCAGGGGCAAAAGCGGCCTGCCGGGGTGCGCTCCGGCCTGCGGCACCGTCTACCGACCGGCTGCGGCGGCCTACGATGGGCAGGGGCAAAAGCGGCCTGCCGGGGTGCGCTCCGGTCTGCTGCGGCGGCCTACGATGGGCAGGAGTAAAAGCCACCTGCCGGGGTGTGCTCCGGCCAGACGTGCCGTCTACCGACCGGCTGCGCCTCTCTGCGATGGGCAGG